GGAACAGCAACAAGGCTTCACATCTGATGGTGTCGCGACAAAAGTCCGCATCGATGCAGGCGTTGCACCGATGGACTTCCGTGGTCTGGTCAAATCAACTGGCGCAGCATAAGCGGCGTAATTTTCGGCAGGCTGTTGCCTGCCTATCTCTTCACTTAATCGAGATAAAGATATGGCAAAGAATTATGTTTGTGACGGCAACGCAATGCCGTTTATTGCACCAGCTGGTGGTGTTGTTTCTGGTACTCCGGTAAAAATTGGCACGTTGTTAGTTGTTCCTCTGGATACCGCTGCAGAAGGTGCAGAATTTACTGGTGCGTTAACGGGTGTTTTTGAACTGCCATGCACCACCGGATTAACGACTGGCGCTGAAGCAATGTGGAGCACTAATGCGCTTGCCGCACTTGGTGCTGAAGATGTGGCAGAAGTTGTGCTGGTAACTGATGAATCTGGTGGCTACGCCTACGCGAAGCTGAAAAACTAACTTGATGGAGAGGGGCTTTGCCCCTCATGCCTATGTCAAAGTTTAATGATGTGTTTGGTTCTGCAGCTAGAACGCTGTTGAAAACGTTTGGTGAGAAATTGCCAGCGACCTATCACGTAAATGGCGGTGGTGATATTTCATTAACTGTCGCTATCGATCGAGACGTAAAAGATTCTGAAAGTGTTGGTACCTTTGTGAACTCAGCCATCACGATTTCATGGATGAATGCAGATCTACCAACCCACAGCAAAAAAGACAGCATCACTCTCGCAACAGGTGAAGCATTCAATCTGAATAAACTGATTGAAAATGATGGCGTCATTGTCACCTATCAGGTACTGAAAGCATGATTGAACAGATTGGGATTGATACAGCAAAGCAGGCATTTGCAGAATTACCAGCAAACCTGAAAGCAGCACTGATCAAAACCATCAATTCAGTTGTGCCTGATGTTCGGGAATTAGCAATTGAACGGATCACTGGTCAGGTATCACTGACAAAAGCATACGTTAAAGGCCGGTTATATGTTTCTCAGCGAGCAAACAACACTGACCCAACAGCCGTTATCTCAGGACGTGTCCGTTCAACTCAGCTGAGACGCTACCAAGGAACACAGCTTTATACTGCCGCTAAGTTGCCAGGGAAAAGAAGACTTGCCGGCACATCAGTACAAGTAAAAGCAGGGAAGGGTTCAACAGTCCTAAAACATACATGGCTAATCAAACTCAAACACGGTGATACCGATGCAAGAGCAGGATTAACCATGGGGATTGCGGAGCGAACAGGGAAAGGTCGCAATGATTACAAAATATTATATGGACCATCGGTTGATCAGGTATGGCGTGGCGTAAAGGATGAAATCACTCCGGAAGTTGAAGCAAAGCTTGAAGATGAATGGCGTAGACAGATGAGGGAATTAATTTGAAAAGCAAAATCACTCTCTACGAGAACAACTTTATCGAAAAGCTGCGCACTATTGAAGGTGCAGGGGCAGAGGTTGGGTTTCTTGCCCAGTACATCGATAGCGACGAGCTTGAGACTTTCCCGTTCTTCGCCTTGCAGCCATCGAAAGAAACCAATTCCCATCTTTCAAACAAATCAAACAGTACAACGCAGAACTACGATCTTGTTGTTGCTGTGAAGGCGGGGGAAGGGCAATCAGAACGGCTTGCTGATGCGCTGTTCGATATGCGGTCAACGTTATTCAAAAACGTATTGCTGCCTCACCTTGGTGAAGAAAGAACAGAAGGCCAATTTAAGGTTGATGAAGCAGAGTTCTTTGTCCCAGAAGGATTCGAACAATTTTACTGTGCTTCACTGCCCGTAACTATTCAGTACACCGACACGTTTTAACCGCAAAACAATTTCTATCTAACCCGGCTAATGCCGGGTTTTTTGTTTGTAACACTCGTCTTTAAGGAGACATGACCATGGGTCAATTTGTAGATAACGGCCTGCTATTGGCCGGTGACGTTTATATTTCTGAAATTCTGGCTGGTGGTGCTTTAGGTCCGGCAGTTGGCCCAATTAACGTCACTAAACTGGAAGCGACACCACCAACTGTGGATGAGAAAACCCGTACCAGTAACAAGAAAGCAAACTTTGGTCAGGCGCTTGATTCAGTTTCTGTTCCTAAAGACCCTGCGAAACTGGCAATTTCATGGGATACCGCAACCAAATCATTATTGGCTGATGCTGTAGGTGGTAAGGCTGAAGATTATACAAAAGCATCTCAAACTTTGACTGATGTCGCCGTAACGCTGACAGAAGTTGGTTTTGTCCGTATTGGCTATCAGGACATCATCAGTACTGGTTTTACTGTTGAAAAAGCAGAAGGCAATGTTGCTTTAACAGAAGGTACTGACTACGAAGTAAATCTTGAATTAGGCCTGATCCATGCGCTTACTTCCGCTGCAGCTGTTCCTGTTCTGATTAATGGTACTACCGCTGCCGTAACTGGTACCCGAGTCGCTGGTGCGTCTGAAATCACGAAACCACGCCAAATCTTGGTAGATGGTGAAAACTTAGCAACTGGCGAAAAAGTCAAAGTAACATTCCATCAAATCACTTTTGCTGCAACTGGTGCAACTGACTTGATGGGCGGTGAATTCGTAGCTGGAGAACTGGAAGGCACGCTGGTTACACCTGCTGGCAAAGACTCTCCGTGGGAAATCATCACACTCAACGTCTCTTAATTTCTTTCCTTGTGTTTCCAGGCGCTTCGGCGCCTTTTCTTTTTTCTAAAGAGTGAGTTTTATGGCCAAGTCGAATCAGACTGATATTCAGCTGCGCATTACTGCTGCCATTGATGGTCTTGTTGAAATCAGCAAGTTGATCACTGAGGTAGATAAGCTGGGTGGTCAAACTGATCAATCCAGTGCTGAAGTTGAAAAACTGGTTACTGAACTGGATAAACTGCGCCAACAAGATTCACTCATTGATCAATTCCGTTCATTAAAAAACAGTACAGCAGAATTAAGCGGTGTATTGGATACCGCCAGAACTCGTGCTACTGGTCTGGGTAAAGGGGTTGCTGATTCAAAAGCGCAGTTGGCATCAACTAACGCTGAATATAAGAACAGCAAAACTGTAACTGAGCAGCTTGCTAATGAATGGATGCAGGCCAAAGCGAAGGTTGAGTTATTAAGCAAAGCCATCCAAGAAAGTAATGCTCCAACTCGTGAGCAGCGTACAGAATTAAAAGCAGCAAAAGATGAAGTTAAAGATCTGGGTAAACAGTATCGAGATTCATCAAAAGAAACTTCTGCGCTTGAGAAATCATTAACCTCATCTGAATCAGCACTCAAGCAGCAAACTAAAGAATTCAATGCAGCAAGAACAGCGGTTAATCGTCTTGGTGATCAATATGTAAAACAAAGCGGAACACTTAATTCGCTTCGAGCCTCATTACAAGAATCAGGGGTTAATGCTAGAACGTTAGCATCTGAACAAAAGAATCTTAAATCTTCCACTGCTCAAGCTGAAAAAGAAGTAAGTGATCTGGCTGCCAAATTGCGTGAACAAGCGCAGATGTATAAGTACGCAGCTGAAAATGCAGATTTAAGCGGAAAGGAATTACTGAATTACAGTAGTGCAGCTAAGCAAGCAAAAGCAAACACCTCTGAATTAAATACACATGTTACAACCAGCAGTAGTGGCTTTGTTTCATTTGCCCGTAACGTTCTGGCAACGGCGACAGCATTCTTTACGCTAAACACAGCAAAAGATGTGCTGGTGGATGTAGTAAAAACCGGTTCAGAAATTGATGTTCTATCAAAAACTGCTGCGCGTGTTGGCCTGAGTTTCGAACAAATCAATCAGGTTGCATCAGAAACACCAATGCAGCTGCAAGAAGTGATGGACGCTGCAATTCAGGCGAAGAACTTTGGTCTGGATCCTATGACTGGTTCTTTGCAAGCGGCTATCGATGCTGCCTACGCACAAGGGAAGGGTGCTGAGGAAGTTCAGCGGATCATCCTTGCTCTCGGTCAGGCTTACAGTAAAGAGAAACTTCAACAAGAAGAAGTTTTGCAGCTGGTGGAGGCAGGCGTCTGCATGGCAGTTATTGGCTGATGCAACAGGTAAATCAGTTCCTGAACTACAAAAACTGTCATCAGCTGGTGCGTTAGGCCGGAAAGAAATCGAACTGCTCATCGATGCGATGGGCTCAAAATATGCTGGCGCAGCTCAGCAAGTCATGGATTCAACGGCTGGGCTTGCATCAAATCTTGGAGATGAGTTCACACGGGCAAAAGATGCGGTCGCAAACTCCGGACTCATGGATTACGTCAATGAGCAGCTAAAGGAAGCAATTGCATATCTGAAACAGATCCGTGAAGACGGAACGTTGGCTGAGTGGGGGAAATCCATTACCAGCACTTTAAAAGCAATTGGCGATTATTCATCTGTAGCAGTTTCTGCTATCCAAAATTTAAGCTCAGAAATTAAAGTAATGGCTCAAGTTTGGGCTGGGTTAAAGATTTACAATTGGGTTGCAAGCCTTAAATCATTGTCGACTGGATTTTCAAAAATAACAATTGAGTCTAGTAAAAGCGCGGTTGCAACCAATATTGCTGCTAAATCATTTGGGGCATTAACACCTGCAATCCGTTTGGCTGCTGGAGCTCTAGGGTTACTGAAGGCATCATTTATTGGGTTGGCGGTGTCGCTGGGGATTGAAGCAATCTTTAAAGTGATAGACGCATACAGAGAGTGGCGTGACGCACAAGATGAGTTAGAGAAATCACAACAGAAACAGGCTAAATCAGCTGCTGATGTAAAGCAGCGACTCGCTGAAGTATCTAGGCAAACTGGTACCACAATCACAAGTATGGAGCAGTTTGATAAACTGCTTCGGGAAAATAAAATTCATTTTGATGAAGCAACAAAATCATATAAAGCAGGGCCAGAACCAATCAAAAAAATTGGTGAGGCTGCTGAAGAGACTAAGCCAAAATTAGTTGAATTCTATGGGATAATTCAACAATTAAAGGGGAAAATAGAAGAACTAAAGCCAAGTGATGACCCAGCTAAAGTTATCACTGAAATGTTTGATGAAGTTGATATTAAAAGCAGACAAGCAGTTAGTAATGTAATTAGAAATCTTGGTGATTTAGAAGAAAAAGGAACTATCACAGGGAAAAATATTTCTGATGGTTTAGGTGGTTATCTCAGAAAGTTGAGTGATGAAGAATTAATTAAGCTTCAGAGCACATTGAGTGGTTTTGGCGGCTACATGGATTCTGTTGGTGAAAAAGCAAGAGAGTTCAGTAATAAAATAGACCAAGAGCTGATGGGGCGACTAGGAATCAACCTTCAAGAAATTCGGAATGGATGGACAGAGCTTGGAAAAGCGACAATTAACACGTTTAGCACAATTGTAGAGTCAGGTCGATTCAGCTCAAATGAAATTAAAGCTGCATTTGATAAATCAGTTGATTCGTCAAAAACAGAAACAGAGGTTAATTCATTAATTCAAATTCTTAAAGACGCAGGGAAAAAAGGGAAGGTATCTGCATCAGATATTGCATCTGGTATGGATCAGGCGACCAAAAAAATTAAAGAATTAAAAGGTATCGTTGATAAAACTACAGTGCCTATCGATGCACTTGGTACGGCATTTAATACCCTTGGTGTTACATCATCCTCTGCGCTGAAAAAGATGGCTGATGAAACGAAAAAAGCATTCAATCAAATATCCAGTTCTGGGAACTCTACGTTACAAGACCAGCAATCCGCCTTCATGAAATATGCGGAAGCATCATTGAAAGCATCGGCTGCCACAGGTGAGCTACCAGATCCAATGTTGCAAGCAGAAGCTCGAGCAATCGGAATGGGTGCAGCTTTCGATAAACTGAAATCTAGTTTGGATGATACAAAAACAGCTACCGGGGAAGTAAAAGAAGCATTCACTCGGGTTGGGCAGTCGAATCCAAAAGAAGTAACAGATAATGCTACTGACTTATCTAAAGCCGTAAAATCATATTCTGTTGCTGTTCCAATGTTTAAAGCTGCCACGGTTGATGCTGCGAAAGCATCTGAATATATGGGAATGTCAGTAAAAGATCTGACGACTGAGATTCAAAAACAACAAGGTGAAATAACTCATTTAAGTTCAATTGCTGCTATAGCTGCGCCTGATTCATTCGGTATCTGGACGAATAGCATCAATAAAACCACAGTTGAAACCAAACGGTTTTATAACTCACTAGCTCGAGCGGCAATTGAGGTTAAAAACCTTGAGGATGATTTATCTTCA